AAGCCTGCGACCAGCTTCTGTTTTTGTTTCATGTTTACTCTTGAAGTATATGTCAACAAAAACAAAAAAGCCACCCCTTTCGAGGTGGCTTTTCCGATGCTTACTTGCGGGGAATCCTAAACGTATCCAGTCGTGATGCGGATGATACTGGAACCGTCGATGACTTTCTCAGCCGAGTTCTGACGAACGCGGAGAACGTCTGCGCGGCGGGCCTCGTCACGATAGGTTTCGGAAACGAAAGGCACGGGACTATCAGCAGCCCATACGATCGTGCGACCGAATCCACCACCGGAGAACTCTCCACCAACCGTGTTGGCGAGGGCCATATAGGTGTTGCTCCAGATGAATCCACCGGCATAGGTCTGACCCTTAGCGGCGGTGTTCTTTGGTGCGCGGCCTACGAGAACGCGGTCAACTCCGACAGCGGCGGCAACTTCGCCTTCGCTCAGGAGACGGCTTTGATCGGAAGGAACAATGCCGAAGAACTGATTCTGCACTTTAGCGGAGCGGCGGATGCGCTCAAACAAAGGCATTGACATGATCAAGGTGTTGGCAAGAACGCCATACTTGGCGAGTTCGAGCTTTGCTGCGGCGACATCTCCTGGAACGTCAAAGGATGTGATATTCGCGTCGGTGTATGCTGCCGATGCGCTGATCGCTGTCAGGCCGTTGGCGGCGAATGCTGCGGAAGCAACGCGAGCCTCGTGGCTGACTTGAATTTGGCGGAGCAACATCGCGGCGATGTTCACTTCGGTGTCGAAGAATCTATCGAGATCGCGGCGGTTAGAGTCAGGAAGAACTTCCTCGAGACCGTATTCGATAGCGTCGAACGAGTCGCTCGTGAACCGGCGGCTTGTGCGGGGATATCCAGCACCAGCGGCGATCTTGAGAACGTCGTCGTTGAGGGCTTCGGAGTCGCCGAGATTCAACTTCAGATATGCGCCGGAGCGAACGTCTGAGGAGAACACGGGCATTACTTCTGTGCCGATGAACAAATTGTTTTTGTTGGAAAGACCTTCAAAAACGGCCTGCGCAATATCAGCGCGGATGGTTGTGTATGAGAGTGCCATAGTGTGTTAGATTATTGGTTGAACTTAGGAACGTATTCGACGACGTCGCCAGCAACGCCGCTGTTGATCGCAACTCCGAGAGTAACGGTCGAAGCGTTGGCGTATGTGCCGAGGATCAGACCGCTGGTCACCGCAAAAACGGTGTTACCGGCTGTCACAATCGCGGACACGATGCCGAACTGGGATGGGAAGAAAAGTTTGACAGCGCCTTGAGCACCAGCGGCGACGTCATTCTGGACGACTCCGATAGCATTTGCGCCGGTTGATGCTGCTTGCGCAGCGTTTGCGCCCGATATGTTGACGAGCGTGTTCGCGGTGATCGCGGATGCGAAGCTAAAGCTCCGAATACCGTTGTCGTTTTGTGTTGCCATAAATTAGTTGGATTAAAAGTTGAGTTGGTTATTGTCGCGGGCTTCAATGTAGGCTTCGCGGTGGTTGCGCATTGCGAAACGGATAGCTTCGGTGCGGCTGCCGAGTTCCTCGGTCTTCTGGGTGATGATCGCTTTCAAGTCGAATTTCTCTTCGGCTTTTTCTTCTGCGACTACCGAAGCCTTAACTGGGGCGGCGCCGAAGTTGGAGATGATCGTGTCGAGCTTGGCTTCGAGCTTGGAAATTGCACTGAGTTCAGCGGCCATCTCTTCCTTCATAGGCTCGGCTGCCATCTCTTCGGGTGGCATTTCCATTTTGCTCTTGTAGTCGCCGAAGGCTGTTTCGAGAGCTGCGAGACGAGAAACGATGTCGGCGATGCTGACCTCGTCCTCCTTTGGTTCGATTTCGATTGTTGCGTCTTCCATTTGTTTGGAAAATTTGTCAACTTGCTTTGCTGTGAATGAGAACAAGCCGGTCGCATTTGCGGCTGGTGTTTGCACTAGGTCTGCGCTGTAAAGCTCGGTGCAACTTGCGAAGGCGAGTCCCTCCACTTCGCGGATCGGCCCCGTAAAAGCGATGCTGATGCCGAAGGTGTCCGGCAACTTGCTTGAAATCTCCATCACGTAATCGCGCATTGGCGATGTTTCGAGAAGGTTGAGATCGCCCAAGAGTTGTTTACCGACGATGCGAAAATTGTTCACGAATCCGACGATGTCTTTGATGCCTGCACCGTGATCCAGATTGACCTTGACGCCGCCCTTGTATGACTCCGCGCACTCTTTGACTTGCATCAAAGTTGTCTCGTCAACGTAGAGACCGTGACCCTTTGCTTCGCCGATTGAAATGATTGATACGCCTTCGATGACATCCATGCGAAGGCGCGGATGTCAAAAGTTAATCCGAGTATTGATTGACGATTTCATCAAGAATTTGCTGCTCAAGTGCCGACTGCACAACGGCCATGATTTGCGCCTCGTCATCTGGAGCGCACCCCACAATCTCGAATGACGTGGATATTCTTTGCCGCACCCTCGATGAGCACAAATGCGTTCGAGTTCCTGTTGCTTCCACCATCGCAAAGCAATCAATGCCGACTCCGCTGAGATTTACTCCTGTCCGACATCCTTTGACTTTAAATGACGATGAAACTTCTATGCTCGGAGCATGGCAAGTGATTCGGATTTTGTTCCCGCGAACGCTAACGATAGTGTCTTTGCGTAATCTCTCCCCGCCACCGCCTCCAGGGAGATCAGTCGGTGAGATTGGAGGCGCGATTTGCGCCACCAATAGCCCTTGCACGCCGATTGAAAGCGGTGTCGGGCTTGCCAGCAAGCCTTGCGTTGCAATGAGCAAGGATGCGATCATGCTTTAAATCCGAGTAACAACCGTATTCGTAGTTCCGTCACCGGTGATCGCTTGCGTAATTGCCCCGGCTGATCGCTGAGTTGGTGTGACGGTCAAAGCATTGGCAATGTCGAGCCCGTGGATTGCGTGAACCTCGGTGATCTCCGTGAGTTCTGGCGCGAGTTCGGTTCGGGTGGCACTTGCATTTGCTGCTGCGGTTGGTGGCGTTGTGTATGACGCGCTGGCAAGTCTACTAGAAGTTGCAACATCAATGCGCCCAAGCTCAACCCCAAGCTCCGATCTTACGGCTATTGCCGTCCCTGCGGTTGTGGCAGTTGAAAGATCATTCACAAGAATCTCAGCCGATCCATTCCACGCAATCGAGCCGCTGGCAATAGGAGTTGTGGAATTATAGAAAGCGACTTGATATGTCCCTGCTGTAATCGCTGGCATATTGCCAGTATAAAAACGAGTTGTTCCAATCTCCGCGCAAGTTATCGCCGACCCAACCGTGATTCCAGAGTTAAAGAGTTGAGCCGTTACCGTGAGACCTGTTGCCGGTTGTGCTGTATTTAATTCGTTTGCCATATATTTAGGAGTTCAATATTGCGATTGCTTCTTGCGTTGTTTCTGTGAATCCGAATGGGGCATTCGTCCAATCGCTTCGCGGCGACTGATCTGCCGCGTATGCGGCGATCATCCCATCCGTCCAACCCTTAACTGCCGTCAGTTTTGGCGAGGATTTGCCTGCTGAAATTAGTTGCCCGCTCAAATCAAGAAGCGTCACAAGTCCGGTTGAATTGTATCCTTCCTTGTTCAACCATTCTTCTGCTGTCCACGAAGGCGGTGGGGGGATGACCCATTGACCATTATCCCAAATTGCATTTGGCGCTGGCTTCGGTGGTGCTGGAATCCATTCTTGCAATTTTGGGTTGTTTGATTCTTCCCAAGTGTCGATCAAAGATTGTGCCAAATCACGAAGATCGGAAGTATATATTCGATTGTAATAATTAGGCATAGATTCTTGTATGGTTGGCGACGGTTGCGCCGTTGTTGTTGGTGATGGTGAGACCGCCTTTTTGGTCGATGAGGTCGCGGACGAGGGGGGCGTAGAATACGAGCGACTGCGGGCGGACCTTGTCGCAGGTCATGCCTTTGGCGAGTGAGGCGATTTCGGCGGCGGTGAGGGCGGCGTTCCAGATGCCGACTTCGGCGAGTCGGCCATCGAGAAAAAGTCCATTGACGCTATTAAATGGTCTAGTTGCAATGTTTATTTGGTTGATATTTTCGGTATTTACATTAGTTGTATTATTTGCATTGTTTCCGCCATTTAAATAAACAGTGCGGCTGTTAGAACTAGCGACGACTCCGCACGCATGTTGCCAATTTGATGCCGTGAACCCTGTCGAGGAATCTACTTCTCCTGATGCAGGCCCTCCTGCTGTGCCCGCGCTATACAATCGCAGCGGATCGCCCGTCACTCCACCCAATGCTCCTAAACCATGCCGATTCGTAGTGTTTCCATTAGAAATTTGAAACAAAATATAGTTTGCCGTGATTGTATTTGGATAGAACCAGCATGCTAAAGTTAATGGAGCCACGCCGACGGGCGAGGATGATGTGCTTAAATACTGACTACTCGCCGCTGTAAAATTATAAGCCATATCAAGCCGCGCTCCTGATTTCGACAGCGATCAACTCGGCATCGCCTGTCATGGTATCCGATCCGCTTGTTGCATTGCGTGTGACTTTCAATCGGAAGCCATCGCCAGCGGTGACGGAGTCGATTGTCGTCAGAGTTATTTCTGTATAATTAGGAATGCCGCTTGTTCCGCTTGTTGCTGCCGTTGCGCTCGCTGACGTATCGAACGAGTCAGAGTCCATATCCGTATTCATTCGCTCCAATGCAACTTGCCACACGCAATTTCCTGTCGTGGCAGTTGTCGCAGCCCAGATTAAGCGAATCTTTAGACCACTTGAAAGGATTGCGAATTGCGGAATGACATCGAGAAAAATAGAGTTCTCGATTGTCGTGTCATCGAAATCTAAAACGGCGATAGAATTTCGCGTGTCAAGCGTTGCAAATGCAGTTGCTGGCGGTTGGTTTTCTCGCGGCGTAAACGTGCAAAAAGTGCCGACGCCATTTTGCAGGATGTTTGACGCGATCATGCGAGCAATATCAATGCACTCGTTTCGGTGGGTTTAGGGAACTTGAGTTCAAATGTGCCATCAAAAACGCCACGTTCGCCACCAAAGGCAAGGATGCACATGACAGCATTATCTTTTGACGCATTGTAAACAACGGCTCCGGCAGCCTGGAATGATGCGCGGATCAGTTTGATGTCATCGAACGAAACCCAAGCTGATTTTCCTGCAACGCCTGTCTTGAATCCCGATAGCTTTATGCCACCGGCCTCATACCCGTTGCCGCTAATCTCGCCGTTCGGCGTGTATTTCTGAAGTTCCGGCCCGATCTTCGCATCCGTTCTGTATAGCGCGATTTTATATTGATCGTTAGGTTGATGCAGACCTATCAAAAAGGCTTGCTTTGCTGAGAGTGCGATTCCTTGTGTTATCATTTGGTTTGTGCTTGGCAGACTGCTGCGCGTTGTGCGGTTTCTGGATATTCGGAGATCATCACATCATCGCCCATACAGCGAGAGACGAAGTCAGATTTAGATTCGCCTATCGAGGGGGTAGGCATTACCAGTTCGGATATCAAATTAACTCCGCTAAATCTCCCGTGTTTATCGCGTGAGAATTTCATTCCCTTTTGTTTTGACGCAGCTTCTTTTGCTGCCATGATGCTCGTCTTATTAGCGGCCCAAGTCTGCCCTGCGTCTCCGCCCCACAATGCCCATGCAATGCGGCCTGCGGATGGGAATCCATCTTCTCCAGGTTGGAAACCCTGCCCCTTTTTATCAACTTCGTGACGTGAAAAAAACGAGTGCATTCTTTTAACGGTATCGTCCGAAAGATTCTTGCCGTTGCTGATGTCGCGAGCGCGTGCGACTCCAACTTCGGTTCCGCCTCGGTTGTATTTCCTGCGCCATTCCAAGCCACGAGCGGCCTCCTCGATCATGCCCTTGCTAGGCTTGTTCTGATCGGCCTCGAATGCTGACGGTGCTGGTTCTTCCTGCGGCTTTGCTGGTTCGGCGTTGATGATTTTGTTTGCGTTCTCCTCGTCCATTCCGAAGACAACGCGAAGGATTACGGCGACTTGTTCCGCTGAAAGTTCGCCGCGACCGAGCGAGGAGAGGATTCCAGAAAGCGCATCCGTTCCACCGATGCCAATGCTCTCGATGAGCGGCGGTGCTTCATTCTTGCTCTCGTCAAAGATGGTGTCGATAGCCGTGACCGGCACAGAATCAGAAATACGTGAAGGCTGGATGTCGAACTCTTGTCCGAGTTCCTTGATCATGTTCGCTTCTTTTGCCCTTGCGCGAAGTGCTTCTTCGTAGTCCTCGCCCATGTCGGAATAAATTTGACCGGCTGTTTTCAAGCCAGCTTTCCAAAGCGCAATATCGGCATTGGCTTCGCGTCCGTAATCAATCGAAACTTTAGCAGGCCAGCACCAGCGGCCATCGAGCAAGTATTCGGAATCTGGAATGAGTCCGCGTGCGGCTGCGTCGAGCAAGATAATATTTTTTATCCTGTCTAGGAATTTACCTTCCAGCAACCCACGCCAGCGCAAGAACGTGCGCTCTGCCATTGCCGCTTCCATCCTTGCCATTGGCCCCGACTTGTCTGCATCGAATGCGAAGCCGTAGGGCAGGCCAACTGCCATGCAGATATGAGCTTGGATGAGTCGGATAAATTCTCCGAATGCGCCGGTCGGACGGTCGCTCTTGAACATCTCCATCTTCTCGCCCGATCCCAAATAGTTGACCGTGCCAGGGTCGAGCGACTGAAGTCGTGCGACTTGGCCTTGATCGTTTGAGTTCCCACGTGCGAAGTAGTCTCCAGCGTCAGCGGCCCCGCTCTCGGTGGTGATGACTCCGCTTTGATAGCTCGCGTACTTGATCGCCTGCACTTCGGCTTTTATGGCTTCTTGCAAGTCGCGGGTTGCGTTTAACGCAGTTGCGAAAGCAGACCGCCCACGATATTCGTCAAGTCTTGCTGCGTCGAATAGGTGGATAAACTCTTTTGCAACAATATCAACAGGAGAAATATACTGGTTATTGATAGTACGCGTGAAAATAGTGTATGAAACGGGTCTTCCATAGTCGTCAACATTTATTCCGCCAATGTATTTGTCGGTATCTGTTCTGTCGTAAGGCGATCCGATTCGGTCGGCTTCGACGCTTTGCAGTTTTAAATCTTCGCCGTCTCGAACGATAATAAATCCGCAGTCGCCATCGCGCAGAATAGCCGTTACAGCGAGTTGTAAAAGCGTTGTGAAGTTGTGACGGCCTAGGAAGTCGCACTCGTTACACCACCGTTGCCAATACTTTTCGATCTTGGTATCGACTTCATGATCTCCTGTGCGGGCCTGATAGGCTATGCGCCCCGAAACGTAGGTTGCAAATTTGAGAAGCAACGAACGAACTGGCGGAAAGTTGTCTGCGAGATCACGAGCGGCTCGGATGAGCGAAAGTCTTTCGCGTGTTCCTGCCGTGTCTTCACCGCCGGACACCCCGCGCGAGATCCCGCGCTTTTCGCTCGTCAATGCTGAGTCGAAGCGTCCGAAATTGCGGAGCTTCGCTTGATTGACCATGCGAT